AAGTGCTTTCATTGGCACTTAAAAGGGCATCTTGGACAGAGGTGCCAACTTCATGAACACCAACACCACCACCACGACCATGGGTGGCATCTTCATTGTACTCTTTGCCATTGGCTATGCCATATCCAAGAGCATCCGTCTGGGATACACGGCTATTGGCTCCTACCTTATAAACACTCTCATAGGCAATCTGGCGACCAGTTTTATACTGCTCACGCTCCTTATTGGCAGAGTTAGATACAAGCATACTCTCACAACCCATCATTTGGTTGAGATCCTCCGTAGAGCAGATGGTTCGTCCGGTAGATGTTTTAAGGACTGCACGCTGAATGAGTGAAAATAGGCCTACATTGACATAGGGGAAAGCACGAGTGGCTCCATCGTGCTTGACCGATAGGACAATCTGGGAGTTGGGATGTAAAAATCCCTTGGGTTGTAGTTCAAACCTACAAAAATCTTGGTTAAAAACCACTGGGTCAGTTATATCAGTGGAAAATTGGAGGGCAGTATTGGTCGGCATCGACCGAATATTGAGCAACGCTGGTGCGGAGGACTGGGCTACCTTTGACATTTTATACACTAACTTATATATTTATTGTTGTCCAATAATTTTAAAAGTGCGTTTAATTGTAGATAATAATGTGTGCTCTAAGTATATATGAATAATCGTAAAACACAAGATTTAGCATTTGGAATGACCATGGAGCAACGCATCCAACCCACACTACAAGAGACATTTGGAGACTTGCACAACAACAACGATGAAAACAAGTATGCTCACATTGACTTTAAAAACGATTTGTATGGAGTTGAGTACAAGAGACGCCGGCTCACCTTTGGGAGATATCCTACTTTGTTCTTTGAGATGTTCAAAGTAGATGAAGCTAAAAAATATGTTAGAGAAGGAAAAAGGGTATTTTTCATCTGGCATTGTGATGATGGACTATACTACTGGGAGTATGACGAAGATCAATGGTTCAGTGCTTGGGGCGGTCGTAGAGACCGAGGCAAGATTGAAGAAAGCGATTTGTGTAATGTTAAAAATGAATATATCAAGCCGTTCGATAGGCTTACTCTAACCAGATAATATCTCTTGGTAGATTGAGTTTATAACAATAGTAAAAGCAATCAAAGTTGCATTTGTTTTGTAGCTCATCGCCATTCTTGACAAACTGGATACGCTTGCGAGGTATGATGATTTGTAGTTGGCTATCTGTGTTCTTAAAGTTCTCACGAAAATATTGGGTATTGATTTTGCTTGATGGTAGTATCAAGATGAAGGGTTTATCCATCTCTTTTAATCGTGGCATAATCTGTTTTGTCTTACTAAATGGAGGATTGGAGACAACAACATCGCCCTCATCACTCTCAAAAAAATCATTGTCATTGTGGATTACATTGAAACCCAGCTCTTCAAGATATTGACCAGATTTACCATCACCCATAAATGCCTCCCATAGGACTTTATCTTTGGGGATGTATTGTTGGATATTCTCCCACGCAGATTTAGGGGTCATATAGTCATCGTGCTTTAAAAAGGTCTTTGTGTGAAATCCGGCCATCTTCTCTTCTATATACTTATACATATATAATAAACTTTAAGTGCCGATAAAATCCACATTGCCATCAATACTCTAATAGATGACTGCCAATCCGGACTTATTTATGCCTTCTTTTTGATATAAACATCACTCATCACATCTGTGGAGTGTCCAGCGATGTTTGCCATCTCCTCCATCTCTTCTTTAAGACCACCAAACTTATCGCTCAATACAATCTTGCGTATCATTGTAGTTGAGATGGATTTATCCATATATTTCTTGGATGTCTTGATGAACAGCTGTGAGAGTGCATTGCGTGTCAGTGGTTTGCCGGTACCACTTGTGAATAGGACTGACCCAGCTTCTAACTTATTCACACGCATATAGAAGCGTAGGAGTTTCTCCAAATCCTTAGGGATGTCCAAGACCTTCTCCTTGTATTTCTTGGATGTCTTGTAATCGTTGAGTATAAACTTCAATGAGCCTTTATCGAGGCGGAGATAGTTGGTTGATGATTTCTGCTCCTCACTCAATTTGTTATACTCTCGCTTGGTTATGATCTCCATCCCAGCGACATCGTTTCTCATGGGTAGTCTTGTNTAGATACTAAATAGGATATAGGTTTGAACAAGGTTTTTCTCTTTGGGTAGGAGGCTCTCCTTCTGCCGTAATTTCTTNGACTTGATTTCAGNATCCATCTCATTTAGCATCTTTTGTACCTCTTCTAACTTGACAAAGTTNGCCTTCTGTTTTTCGCTAATTACACCGGTNGCATTGTCATCCTCATATTGCTTGTTAAGACTATCACGGATGTCGGTGTATTCTTCGATCAACTCTTTCTTTTTATCAAGTGCCATAAGCAGTATGATGACAGCGTTGAAGTAGTTGCGTTGTGTGGTGAAATGTTTATCGGCAAGTTTCTCCTTGACATCATCTGGTTTATCCAGAAAATCCCAAGTATCGGTATCAAACATCTTTTTGAGTTTCTTTAAATCAGCACTATACTTCTTGATAGTATTGTCTTTTGCGTTAGGTCTTGCTTTCTTGATAGTTTCTCCCAAATCTTCTGCCATTTTATATATAATATATAACATAATATTTTTTAAGTGAATAAAACGCAAAAACTATCCACCAACTCTCACAGCCGATTGAGACACACCAGCCGTCTCACCAGCCCCTCCTACATTCTGGTAGGTTGGATTGCCTTGCACACCAGCTAAACCCTTCTCCTTTTGATTTTGGAGTTGTGTTTGATCATCTTTCTTCTTCTTTTTATCATGAAACCAACTATCGATGTCATCTACAACAGTTGCCCCTACACCAGCAACGGCACCAGCAATATTCAATACGACACCAACCTCTGGGGCACCAGCAAAATCTAATACAGTGCCCACCGTTTCTAATCCACTGGATACGGTGCTTGCCCAGTTCGCTACTCGTTGGGTAGTATCATCACCCTCTTTGCCACCAGCTTCTATTTCACCATAAATACCTTCACCCAGACTGGCAACGCCAGCAACAGCACCCCCATACTTCAATAGACCACCAGCCAACTTCGTGGCACCACCAGCCAGTTTGGCACCAGCACCAGCAAATCTTCCACCTTGGTCAAAATCGGCACCGGTCTTAAAGATATCATCAGCATCATCAGTAAGAAGTTTGCCAGTTTTGGTGGCTCCCCCTATATCACCACTCTTGACTTGATCGGCAATCTTCCCAGCCGTTTCAGTAGCAGACTGAAAAGCAGAGCCAGCACGACCCAAGAGACTTGTACCGGTTTCAGTAGCACTTGACACAGCATCACCAACTTGACCAGCAACTCGTCCAGCAGTTTCACCGGCACTTGCCACAGTATCACTAACATCACCAGCAACTCGTCCAGCAGTTTCACCAGCATCAGCAGTTGCAGTATCCAATGCTCCACTACTAATCCTCTGTGATATTGCCTCGCCAGTATCCGCTTGTGCTGATACTAAATTGGCACGCTGTTCTGCCAAGGATGCCACTGGGTCAAAAGCAACACGAGATTTGCGAAGGGCACCGCCAACCGCTTCTCTGGCACTACCACCAAGACGACCTACTCTCGATGATACAGCTTCACTTGATTGATCTGCTACATGTTCATCAATTTCATCTGGTATAGGATTACCGGATAGATATGCCAATCTACTTTGGGCACGACTTAAACCAGCCCTCACACTACTACGGCTTATATCAGCACCCATCTCCAATCGTGCTGGCAAACGAGCACCACTAAAACCACCAGATACACCACTGCCCTCACCAGCACTCTCCAATGTACTCCCAACATCTTCTATGGGAGCTCCACCAGAGCTGGGCTCTCCACTGGCACCAATTCTACCGGCATCATCCGTATCACCCCCTAAGGATGTTTGTTCAACTGGGGCTGGTTCTTCTACTGGTGCCGGTGCTGGTTCTTCTGCTGGTGCCGATGCTGGTGCCGGTGCTGGTTCTTCTGCTGGTGCTTGACCACCACTTTCACCATTATCAGTAGGAGCTTCACTTTGCACTGCTTGGGGTTCATCTGGTGCTCCGCCACTTCCCTCACCTTCTCCGGTATCCGTTGCTTGTGCCTCTGGGTTTTCATCTGCTCCCCCAGTATTGTGTTGTCCTTCACCTTCTCCCTCTGGATCATCAGTGCGTTCATTTTCTGGGGCATTCACACGAGGCTTGGCGACTTCATTGCCAGCATCATCTCTCTCAATTTCACCCTCATCCTCATCCGTAGATACACCCTCCTCACCATTATCTTTGCGTATTTTACGCTTGCGATTGCGTCTCTTACGATTGCCTTGTTCTATCTTATCACCTACCTTTTGCTTTTGTAGGTCAAGGTATCGTTTCGCACTGCCACCAGCACTTGCCAATTGCTGTACTGTTTCACCTATACCGATGGCTTGGTCTCCATATTGTTTCACGGTGTCCTCCTCAATTTTAGTACGCTGACCATCTTGCCACTTACTCAAAATATCTTGGTTGCGGTCGCTAATACCAGCAACACGACTGGCGAATGCTTGTTGTAGTCCATCCGTCTGGTCGATATTCGCATCCATGCCATACAAACTCATTTTATAGTATTAGAGACATTTTTATCTTATACATAAACTATTCATTTTTTTTAGTCTCAAATGGTTCTTGGGGATCTTCATCNACCGCTTGCTTAGGTATTTCACTTTTGTCTCCACGNCCTATGACCCTATCAAACCGGANATANAAGGTTGCTGGGTTGGTTTGTGCGTCTATATATAAAAATGAATAAGGCTCATCATTGATGGCATAATTGTAGTAATCCATAAACTTATCACCAGCAAACTCTTCGTATTCCTCTTTGATCGCTTCTATCTGCTTGGATGATTGCTGTTTAAAAATAATCACGCTCGTAATATTGGAGCGGATGATATTACTTACATTTTTGAATGCTTGTGTGAGTATCATGATACTCGTTTCTATGTGCCTAAAACGAGAGCTCAAAAAGGCTATGGATGACGCACGCTTGAAGTCTTTACCAATAATATCATCGAACACCAATAGTGCAGTTTCCATGTCTTCACGCTCGTGGCTCTTCTGGTGGTCAATAAACTTATCAATATATATATCCTTGTATCCATCTTCTACCTCAAAGGCATCTTTGAGATATTTACCCTTAGGGTCGTTGTGGATACTATTGCTATATATCTTCACTTGTTGAAAATAATTGTCTCCATACATCTCCTCATTTCTCAAAAGATTTACCAGCAGATTTGTCTT